ATAAAAGAAAGTAAAGATGGTAAAAAGGCTCACTGTGCAGCTAAATCTGGTGTTCGTAAAGGTGACAAAGTATATCAAGGCCCTATGTTACCTTATCACACAGGTTATGTAGAACCGGTTGAATTATTACCTAATCCCGGACAAGACGGTGGGAGACCTACTGCGGCTGAAGTTCGTGCCGCAGCCAAATTACGTGGTTCTTATCAATTAGGAGATTGCGTTGGTGCTGATGAACAAGTCTGTCGCGATGACCCTTCATGTCTTTGGGTTAAAGCCCGTAAAGATGGTCAAGGAAAAGCATACTGCCGTGCTAGATCTGGCCATCGCAATGGGACCAAAACATACACCGCCGCTAGACCCCAAGCTTCTGCTGCCAGTGTTGAAGAAAGTAGTGTTCCTGTTTTTGCCGAAAGAGGAAAATGTAGAGCTGAAACACAAATAGCATGTGAAGACGACCCTAACTGCAGATGGACTAATGCCAGTAAAGAACTAAAACCTGATGGCACTCCTAAATCAAAGGCTCATTGTGGTGCTAAACCAGGTGTTCGCACAAAAAAGGATGGATCACCCCTAGATGTTTACCAAGGTCCTATGAGACCTCTATAAAGAAATAAATAAAATTAATATAATTTAAAATTTATATTAATTTTCATTAAGGACAAAGGCATTATAACTCCATTGTAATAGAGCCTGTCGTTGTTTAGGACGACAGTCTAGTTCTGTGCAATTTTTTTTTACTTGTCCATAATGCCTTTTAAATGCACGCCATCTTTTTATTTGTATACTATCTAATTCTGGAATACGACGACCCATATAATATCTACAATACCATTGAAACCAACCCCTATTATCCGGATCTCCGTCAATCTGAGGTATCCAACCCTTCTTACGCCAATCACCTAAACTCATTCTACTCTTTATTTCAAAATAATTACACTGAATATCTGCCCCTTCTGGACTTAATGTATTTTCTTTAATAGCATCTAAAAACCACTCCTTTGGAAATTCTAATACACAATCATTTAAGTATTTTCCTTCAAAAACACCATATTTCAACATTTCACCTGGAGTAAAATACGGATCAAACTCTTCACTGGATATATTACCGGGTTCTTCCATTAAAGTATAAGTATATTCACCTTTGTCCATTTTATTATATGCTGTTATAATCATTCCTTTATGAAAATCACCTTCTGACTTAGCGTATGGGGAATGGAGTATATTTAACATATCATCCACTGTCATAATTGAATATATTTGATTGATTATTTTTTTGGGTATTCCCATTATATATTTAATAGATAGAAATCATTATGGACTAAAACCCGTAGTATATCTATTATTACCAGTATTTACATTTATTTTTACATCCGGACTAGATGCTAACAAAGGAGGTAATCCGCGTCTAGCACGAGCTAATTCAATACTTTTATCACGATATCTATATATCCAACCAACATTCGGTATCCAATCCTGAGCTATTCCATTCCAAAAACGACCCATATTCTCAATTTCACGATTTACAATACCTACATTCGACACCGTATCTCTTATAGCGTTATTAAACATATTTGGATTTAAATTATTAAAAATATTAGATGTAAATGTCTCACGATGAATTCTATATATACTTAACAAAATACACACAACTATTAACAAAACAAATAAATACAATATTTTCATATATCATATTATAATAAAATACTATGGTCAAAATTAAATTACACCTTAGTATATTATTTTAAAAGCCATTACTCTAGCTAAATAATCAGCAATTATTAAATAATTCCCTAGATAAAAACTCAATGTCATTGACATCCTCTTGTCTTCATCCACTAGAGGATGAACAGGAAACCTATTCATACTATTATATATAGTCTTTTCTTTATATACCTTTTTTATATAAAACTAAATCAAAAAAATAGGAATATAGATTTAATAATGTATCATTTATTAACTACGGAAAACGTATTATTTTTTTTATTTTCAATAATTTTTTGGCCTTCTACCTTTTATTGTATGTCTTTTGGTCATACTAATTTAAAAATAGTTAAAAATATCACACATTTTTTTCACGCTATACTATTTGTATTTTTGTATAAAACAATAGACCATATACATATCGACTACCCTATTATTTTATCATTTGGATTTTATTTTTGTGATTTATTCTATATATTACATAATATTGTAATAAAAAAAAATAATTTTATTAGACATCTTCCATATGTAGTTCATCATATCATAACAAACTATGCGTTATATGTGGCATTAAATAATTATTGTAGAGAACAAATTCTATATATTTTTTATATATTAGAATATTCTAATTTTGTTTTATATATTGGTTATCATGTACAAAAAGAATATACAAATTATAAAAATTTAATATTGGTTGTTCAATGTTTTCAATTTGTATGGTATACTTATTTCCGTGTAATACGATTTGTAATATATATGTTCAATATATTTTCTATTTATTATAATTCATATTTATCAATTCAATTACTTGCTATAGTATTATTTTTAATGGGTGTAACTTGGAGTTGGAGAATATTTCAAAAGTGTTTATATTTTTTAAAAATTGAAACAATAGATAGTGATAAATTAGATTAATCCATTAGGTGCACTGGCACCCATATTAGGAAAACCAACAAGATTAGCACCGAGACCAAAACCAGCACCTTGACGAGCAGCATAACTAATAGATGGAGCCATTAAATCAAGAATAGCAAATAATGAGGCAGCAACTAGACCAACTAATAGTATTTCTTCCATTTGAAATTTATTTTTTCCAATAAGATACATAGCTACAGCAACCCCTAAACCTTCAACAAGATATTTAACAGCCCGTTTAACAACTTCACGCATATCCATAGAATTTTCCATTATTTGATTTTATATATTTAACGCTGAGAAAAAAAAAATAGTAGAAATTATATTAAATTCAATTAAATGTATATAAAGAGATAAATTATAATTATTTATATAATGTCAAATATAGAAGAACCAACTGAAGATTTTTTAGATGTGGATCAAACAATACCAGGACAAAAATATTGTGTATTATCTTTTCTTAGTCCTGAGAAGATTTTAAAACATAAAGAAAGTTTTTTGAATAGTGAATTTTTGAAATGGTTATGTGACCAATCAGAATTTCTAGATAATGTTCTTTTAAAGGGAGATAAGACTAGATTAAATTATGATCTAGTAAAAGAAAAATATGATGATTTTATTTTTGCTAATGAAGAAAATTTAGACAATACTTTTCATGAAATGCAAAATTTTAAAACTACTGTTCGTGGTATAAAGGTTAGGGGTGTTTATTCAACACAGAAGGAGGCAGAAGTGCGTTGTAAAGTTTTACAACGGTTGTATAAACGTGATAATGTATTTTTAGGGCAAGTAGGATATTGGTTACCATGGGATCCTAATCCCGAACGTGTAGAAAATACGGAATATTTAGAACCAGAATTAAATAAATTAATGAAACAATATAAGGAAAATGCTGTAAAACGTGATATTTATTATCAAGAAAATAAAGATAATATGATGAAAAATACGGTTAGCCAAGAGATGAACAATACGGTTAGCCAAGAGATGAAAAATACGGTTAGCCAAGAGATGAACAATACGGTTAGCCAAGAGATGAACACTGTTGGACAAGAAACAAAAGATGCTTTATTTGAATCAAGCGATCCATGGTTAAATAAAGATAAAAAAGATTAGATTTTATGTATAGAAATAATATATATGAAATCTATTATTATATTAATATTTTTAATAGGCATTAGTATGGTTTTAGTAGGTTATACCCGACAATATACTTTTTGTCCGAATCCAAGAATAGAATATAGATATATCCCTAGAACATTTTTTGATGAACAATTAAGTAGTGGAAATGTATTAAAACAATTTAGTAGTATGTTTGAGAGACAAAACCCTTGGATTGTAGATAGAAATATTCAAACAAATGAAAATATGGATAATAAAAATTTCTATAAATTAATTCGTGAATAATTATTCTGTATCTTAATATATATGTCTAACATTATGGAGCCTGATTTGGAATTAGGTAATAATACAACTGAAACAATTATAAAATCACCGGCTTTACCTCCTAATGAAAAATTAGAAGAAATTTCCATATCTATGAGTAATATTCGTGTTGAACATAGTGTAAAAAGTAATTATAATTTAGCAAATATTATACGTAAATTACGAAAACAACGTCAATTACATAGAATGTGTTCACAATATTATGAATACCAATATTCATTAATTACTATTCCAGCCATTGCTATTAGTGGTGCGGCAACAGTTTATTCATTTGCTTATCCATATGATGCTCCATCTGACCAAGTTTTTTACAATAAAATAATTGCGGGAACACTTTCTGCAATTAATACAATACTATTTAGTGTAAGTGGATTTTTAAAATTACAGGCCAAATCAGAAAGTCATTTTATTGCTGCGGAAGAATATGATAATTTATTAACTATGATTAATTTTGAATTAAATTTTCCTAACGAAAATATACAAGATTTTGCTAATAAAGTAGAAAAAAAAATATTAGAAATTAAAAAAAATTGTAGATATTTTCCTCCCGACCATATTATTAAAAAATATGAAAAAATTCACCCAAATAAAGAAGGTGACGATAATTTAAGTATTTAAACCATTACATGTCTGTTGTAATATCTATGTGTTAACTATCTATTTTTTTTAAAATATCTAAAATTTCAATATCAATTGGCAAAAAATCATAATTATCTTTATGTATAAATTCAAATTCACTAAATAAAAAATAATCCTTTACTTTTGTATCAAAAAAATCATTAATAAGAGTAAATATAGTATTTGTTTTATCTTTTCTAATCATAAATCTATAAAATTTATTAGACTTATTATACAAAAATACATAGTCATAAGTATCATGATCAATATAATAAATATATATATTTTTATAATTTAAACGTTCTATTTTAATACCTTGTATTTTTGGATCAAAAATTACTATATAATTATAATTTAAATAATTATTGACAATTGGTAATAAATTAGATATATTTTTACGCATAAATAACGTAGTATAATAAATATATATAATTTGTTTTTAGATATTTAAAAAATTTGAAATATTTAATTTTAAAAATATATATGAAAAAAATTATGCCAATTATTTTAGATGAACAACAGCAAAAAGCTGTAAATACAGTCTTAAAAGGAAATAATGTATTTCTAACTGGAGGTGGAGGAACTGGTAAATCTTATGTATTAGAACATATTATTGATATTTTTAAAGAAAAATATAAGGAAAATCTAAAAACATTTATTGGTATAACAAGCACAACTGGTTCAAGTGCTTTATTGATTGGTGGAACAACCATTCACAGTTTTTCGGGATTAGGTGTTAGTAGGGAAGACGAAGAACAATATATACAACGGATATCTAAAAGAAGATATCTTATCAAACGATTTAAAAATATAAAAACATTAATTATTGATGAAATTTCTATGCTTACACCACGAACCTTTCGCATGATATATCGTTTAAGTCAATTAATTCGTAAAAATAATAGTCCTTTTGGTGGAATACAAGTAATTTTAAGTGGCGATTTTTGTCAATTAGGTCCTATATTAGAGCAACATATACTACATCATGACTTAGAATACTGTTTTGAAACACCTGAATGGGAAGCCAGTGATATTCAAGTAATTCATTTTAAAACAATTCACAGACAAAGTGATATGCAA